TATCGTAAGAAACTTCGTCCTTCGCAACAGACACGAAATCCACTCCTGCGGGGAACGTATCCTGATGGAAGCGGTAGATATGCTAGGTACTCCGAACATCTACCCAAGTCCCAATGGTAGCTGGTTCTGTCTCAGGTGTCCTCTCAGGGCACCGTGTATTGCCAAGGATGACGGCTCAGACTGGCAAACCATGATCGAAGACGAATTCGAGAAGAACTGGACACGATGATGAAGCGTATGTTGCTTGAAGAGGCACAGCGCAACTTAGCCCTAGAAGCCAAGCGTTGCCAGAAATGCGGTAAGCTGTATGTAGGAGGCCGAAAGGGTAACTTCTTCTGTTCAGTTCTATGTGCAAGAGCAGAAGCCCAACGAAGGTACAGACTACGCCATGACTAAACCATACTTCCCCATAACAGTCGAAGAGGTCAGGAAGTTCGCAGACAGGGCAAAGAACGAAGGACACCCAGAGATAGCAGATATCTTCTATGGACTCGCGGAGAAGATTGCCTTGTTCAACGAACAGAACACGCACACGGTCGAAGAACTCAGACAGATCGTAGGCGAAGAAACATTCAAGAAAATCCTAGACGGCCCAGGTTTGTCTGAGAAAGACCTCTTCCGAAGTGAGTGAGCTTATTCCCTGTAACTACTGCACCCTCCAGATCATGAAGGGGACTGCCAAGTTCTACGGCGTTGGACTGCTGCTCAAGTTCGAGACTGAGGGTGAGATGAAAGGCTGGTACTCCGTACGCTACTCCGACAAGGAAGAACCTAGTTCATGGTTCAAGGAACTAACGGACAAATGTGTCTGCTGAGATGAGTGAGCTAACCTTTGAAGAAATCGCAGAACTGGTCGGTGATGATCCTCCCGCACAAGTCCGGCGGAAGCCGAATACTATATGTGGAAGTTGTGGAGGACAACTGGTTAATGGCTATTGCAGAAACGACGACTGTTCTATCGATTCACCCATCGGGACGTATGATTGCGAAGGGTGCGGGCATTGCGAAAGACCTGGCAAATGTGCTGCAAGTACAACGTGCCCTGTGTGCGGTGCCGTGCCTAGCAATCTCTGTGTAGATCAAAGGGGCGGTTTGACCGGATACCATAGAGAAAGGTGGGTGAATTGGCAACAGTAGAAGGCAGTAGCATCAGGGAGAAACTGGACGTGCAACCGCCAAGTGTCTCGGAATGGGTAAATATGCTCATCTTCGGCGATACTGGAGTGGGCAAGACGCATTTCCTAGGAACTGCGGCAGACTGTCCAGCATTCTCCCCGCTCCTGATAATCGACTGCGAAGGTGGACTAGCCACCATACGTCATAGAACTGACATTGACGTAGTAGTCGCCAGAACGATGAAGGACCTGGAGAAGATCCACAACGAGTTGTTCTTGAACAACGATAACCACTACAAGTGCGTCGGTATCGATTCGGTCACGGAAATCCAAGACCTCGATATGAGGACGATCATGCGAGAGACTAAGATGCTCGCACGGAATCCGGATAACGTCGATATTGACGTACCTAGTCCTAGGGAGTGGGGGAAGTCGAGGAACCACATCAGAGCTATTGTTCGTGCGTTCCGCGATCTTCAGATGCATTGCATCATCACCGCTCTACACACTGAAGTATCTGAGGAAGGGAGGCCAGATAGACTACAACCCGATCTACCGGGTAAGCAGCGTGTAGAAATCCCGGGCTTCATGGATATTGTAGGTTACTACTACAAGGAAGACGGTAACCTACGCAAGATGCAATTCACAGGAACCAAGCGCGTACCAAAGGCCAAGACACGATACAGTGAACTTGGCGATGTGATCGACAACCCAACAATTCCTATCCTATGGGAGAAGCTAAATGCCATTGCTCAACCTGACTGAGTTCGAGGAGCAGAATTTCGAGGCTCTCGCACCCGGCAAGTATTTCGCCAACGTCTACGAGATTGAGGATCGTGAGACAGGCGGTGGGCCGGATGCGAAGATGCCCGGAGGTACACCCATGATCTGGGTGCATTTCCAGATCGAGGGAAGGGTCGGAGAAGACGACGGGCCGAACGAGGATTCTCCGTACTACAACCGGAGAGCGTTCAGGAACATGGTCATTCCTCCTGCCGACTACGATCGGAAGGCAGCAAAGGCCATGAACGGGATGATCGTCAGTTTCTTCAAGGCTCTCGATGTTCCCGAAGACGTAATCACGTCTGGTGAATGGGAGCCGGATTTGCAGGAGTTCGTGGAGAAGAGGCTCATCATCCAGCTCAACCGCAAGCCGAACAAGATGACCGGCGAGTTGGACAACAACGTCACTGGTTATCGCAACATCTCAGAAGTCGAGACAGCCTCGACAGGGCTGCTCTAGGATCGCCCGGTAATGGGGGTGCTTCGGCACCCCCATTAACTTATGCCTACTACTACGCCGCAATTACGTTTCGAGTTCTTCGAGTGGTTGTTCGGAGAAGCTCAGGGTTACGCCTGCATTGCTACAGCAGAGCGCGAAAACCCAAGGAAGACCTTTAAGCAACATTTCTTCCACCTGCCGACGCAGATGGAACAGATGACTAATCGGATAGATTACTACTCCCATACCAGGCATCTCTGGTTCTGCGTCAATCTGTTCGATACTGCCGAAAGAACGAAAGAACACGCAGTTCCTCTGAACATTGTATGGGCCGATCTAGACACCTGTGATCCCAACCAGGTCGAACCTTACCCAACGATGGTAATTCAATCCAGTCCCGACAGGTACCAGGCTCTCTGGAAACTAGAAGAGAACATCGATCCTGACATAGCTGAAGACTACTCTCGCAGGATAGCCTACAAGTATGTACAGAACGGTGCCGATCCTTCGGGTTGGGATCTTACGCAGCTTTTGCGCGTGCCCTTCACGATCAACTTCAAGTATTTCGATGAGCCGCTAGTTGTCCTGTTACCCCCAACTCATCCAGAACCTCTGGCAATTAGTGTTCTTGAGGCAATTGATCGGCCACCAGAAGCTCCACAGGATGACACTGGAATCGACGTGCCAAAACTAGAGGAATTGCCGCCCATCGACAAGATCCTCTATAAATTTGAATTGCCGCTGGCTCCTACAAAGTTTGAGGAACTCTTCACCATAGTCCCTGATGCGTCGGATGACTGGTCCAAACTCCTGTGGAATCTCTTGATGATTTGCTTCGACGCAGGGATGGACAACAAAGAGGCATTCGCCATAGGGATCGCCGCAAAGTGCAACAAGTACAAACGAGATTCCCGACCGATGAATCATCTTTGGCGGGACGTGCTCAAAGCCGAAGCAAGATCAAAACGAATCACGGCTCTTGTAGGTCAAGACCCAAAGCCTCTATTACCTCCAATACTCGTCGAGTTCGGTGAAGAAACGGATGACACGTTCATTCATCGCTATGTCGAGTGGGCAACAGAGGCAACTGACACCGCGCCAGAGATGCATGAGCTAGCAGCAGCTATCGTGCTCTCGTCGGTACTTGCAGATAAGATTCAGCTTGACGTGCAATTCGGGGCTATAGTTCCGAATCTCTGGGGTATGATTCTAGGCGAATCGACTATCTCGAGGAAGACGACTTCGCTGAACATGGCGACGAGCATAATACATGAGGTAGACGAGGACATTTTCCTAGCATCCGACGGTTCGGTAGAAGGATTGCTAACTGCCCTGTCACATCGATCAGGACGCTCATCTCTCTTCTTTCGTGACGAAGTCTCAGGATTCTTCAATTCAATCAACAAGAAGGATTACCTCTCAGGAATGCCAGAGTTGTTCGCAAGTCTGTACGATGTACCCAAGGTTACGAAAAGAATCCTGCGTAAAGAAGAGATTAGGATTGAGCGCCCTGTGTTTGTCTTCCTAGGTGGAGGGATACGCAATCGAGTTTACGACGCGCTGGACGAAGACTACATATATAGCGGTTTTTTGCCTCGCTTCCTTGTTGTCAGTCCAGACACCGACACCAATGTCTATTCATCATTGGGAGCACCAGAGCACATAGGACTCGCCAAGAGGCAGAAAATCGTCAATGATCTGCTAGATCTACGTGAAAGCTATCAAGTCCAGGGATATATAGAGATTGCAGGGACAAAGGTACCGTTGAGCGCAATACACGATAGCGCTGTTATTAAGGCGGAACCGACTCAGGCTGCGTGGGAACGGCTGAACAAGCACGATCGTTATATGTATGAGGTAGCAGCGCAGAGTAGCAATAAAGACATGGTTACACCGACATTTCAGCGAATGGGAATGTCTGCGCTCAAGTTAGGCGTCTTGCTCGCAGCCTCGAGACAAGAGCCGGATAACCAAAGATTTAAGGTAGAGCATCAGGATATCATCAATGGAGCGTACTTTATCCAAAGATGGTCCAGGTACATGATTGAACTGATGCTCAATGCAGGGCGGGGAGATTTTCAGCGAGAAATCGCCAAGATTCGAGATTTCATTAGGATGAATCCTGGCTGCTCAAAATCATCAGTTCTCCGGTTTACCAACCAGCCAACCAGACTCGTCAGCGAGTGGATAATGAATCTCGTAGATCGTGGCGAGTTGACAGTAGAAAAGAAAGGAAGAGGCGAAAGATATTGGCTGATTCACTAGAAGCCCAGATTGACGAGGCTAACACGGCAATTCTCGCGGAGATGGAGCATTGGAACGAACTCAAGGTTGATCCGGCAGAAGTCGTCAACATCAACACGGTCATGCTAGACGCATATACTTTCACGCTTGGCGCTTACCTCGAAGAACTCGGAGTAATTGACGGAAAAGAGTTCACTCTCCGATTCAAGAAGAGGCTTCTCGAGAACCTCAGATTCCACAGGGGGAACGTTACTCCGATGGTTCAGGAAGCTAGGCGCAATGCGATCATCCGTCCGAACAACAGAAGGAACTTTCATTGATTCACTGGTTACTGTACGGGCATTTCCCTTGGTGGACCTTTTACGGAAACCGTGTCATTATGATCGGTAGACCACGGTGCCTTATTTGCGGAAGAAGGAAGCGTCATATCCAATTTTGACGAAATACTCGAACTACTAGAAGTACCGCGCAAGCACCCCCTAGCTAAGTGTGAAGAATGCCCACTTGCCGGAGAAAAGCGCATGGCCCCCACCTGTGGGCCGAAAGATGCGAAAATAGCTGTAGTTTCGCGTTCACCAGGTCGTCACGACGTTCGCACGAGAAAGCCATTCTCCGGGCCGTCGGGCAAAGTGCTAGACCATCTCCTATCCATGAATGACGTTCGGAGGGAAAATGTCCTCACTACGAACGTGGTTCTATGCTATTATGACGGGACGCCGCCACCAGCCGCAATTAAAGCATGTTCCGCCAGACTCGCAGACGATCTTGCCAAAGCTGACACAATCATTGCAGCCGGTTCCGAAGCAGTCTCAGAACTCACAAGTCGTCGCAGTCTTAACGGTGCTAGAGGATACGCGCACGAAAGAGTTAACGATCTGGGCAAACGGCAAAGGATCATCGCAACTAATAATCCGGCCATCGTACTTAGAGATGATTCTACTTTCCCAAATCTTGTCAAGGATTTCAGACTAGCTCTGAATCCACTACCCCCGCCGGAACTCCCCGACATAGATTGGACGAATGATGTCAATGAAGCCCGTCGTTGGCTACAAAGTATCAGCAACTCGAGCTACGAGATACTCTCTATCGATATCGAGACAAAAGGTCTACGAGCTGGTGCAGATGTTGTGGCACTCGGACTCGCCTCCGCTGGAAGCAAAGGATTATCTTTCGGAGAACGAGTCTGTAGTGACGGGTATACTTATCGCCATTACATTGCCCCGCTTGTCAGCGGATCTACCAAGACTCGATATCTTTACCACAACGGGAAATTCGACGTTAGAAATTTCCGAGGTCATGGTATCCGAGCGAGGGTAGACGAGGATACACTACTTCTGTCGTGGCTCCTAGATGAACGCTCAGACGAGGAACAGGTACATTCACTTAGCTACCTGTTGATGAACGAACTGAACTGGCCCAACTACGAACCAAAGGAAGTTCGTGAATATAAGTCACAAGTCAAGAATCTTGAGAAGCAACTCAGATTCGACGAATTGCGAGAGCTTGCCGTACCAGATGAGCTATACCGTTATAATGCGCTTGACGCAGCGGGAACCGCCCTGCTCTACCCAATTCTCAGAGAACGGGCAGAGAAAGACGCCCTCTTGGGGGTTTACTACGATTATATGATTCCAGCCAGCGATGCGCTTGTTACGGTAGAACTGACAGGTGCCACGTATGATACCGAACGTGCGCTCGATATGCTGGAAGAAGAAGTTTGGCCGGCTCTCGACAAACTCCGCGAACAACTGCGATGGATCGTAGGTGATGGGAACTACAACCCGAACTCATCACAACAGAACTCTGCACTAGTCTACGACAATTGGCGCGTGATTCACAACCTCCCGCTAAAGAACGAGAGAACCGTCGATAAGTCAGTCTATACCGAACTCAAGGCAGGTCGCTTCCTCTGTGGGGAACCAGGCAATAGGGACCCGCAGCTAAAGCAGCTTATCATGCGGTGGGCAGATGTATATGGAGATTTCAAGGCTCTTGACAAACAGCGATCAACGTACATCGAAGGGATGGTTCCGAGAGCACTTGCGAACGGCGGCAAACTCCACACCGACTTCAAGCTGCATAATACGACTTCAGGACGGACGAGTTCTAGCGGTCCGAATCTACAGAACATCACGCGACCAAAAGAGGGATTGCCCAATATTCGAAGTCTCTTTGTGGCGTCCGACAAAGACCATGTCCTCCTTTCGGCAGATTATTCGCAGGCAGAACTACGAACAATTGCCTGTGTCTCCGGCGATGATGGACTCTTGCAGATCTATCGTGAAGGTCTTGACCTCCATTCGATAGCTGCGGAAAGATTCTATGGTCCTGAATTCACCAAAGAGCAGCGGTCACGCGCAAAGAACATGGACTTCGGGGTAGCTTACGGACAATCAGCGCAGACATTCCAAGAGAAGCACGAAATCCCCGAAGAAGAGGCCGAGCGCTTCATCCTGTGGTGGTGGGAGAATTTCCCCGGAGTCCGTGAATGGACGAACGTAATCGCGAAGCAAGTCACAGGAGTGGGTACGATCGTGAGTTCTCTTGGCTTCAAGAGGCGATTCCATCTCATTACCAAAGAAAATCGGAAAGCGGCAATTAGGGAAGGTATTAACTTCGTTCCTCAAAATGTTGCTGCTTGGTTCACTATATGGAGTCTATGCCGTATTGTCGAGGAGCTTCCTCCTGCACATGGGACTGTCATTCTCACGGTCCATGATTCTATTGTTCTTGATGTACACCGGGATAGCCTTTCTAGTGTTGCTGCTCTTGTTAAGTTTGTCATGGGTTCAGCGGCCCAAGAAACACTAGGCTGGTCTGAGATTCCCTTTGAGGTCGATCTACAAATCGGGGAGAACTGGGGAGAGCTGGTCGATTATAATGACTTGGGATGATTTCGGTTGGGCACTTGTACTTGTACTAGTGTTCCTCGTCAGCGCCATAGCAACCGCAACCATAGCCTTGCTTCTACGTTAAGGAGAGAAATGGCACAACGTTTATGGCATCTGATCGTTGGGCATGATTGGTGGGAATGGGCCGACCGTCGTGATCCATGGCTACACTGTGATTGCGGAGCAGAAATAACACGGGCAAATTGGCCTTAACAGAAAAGGAGGGGAAATGGCGCAGCTTCCAAATTGGCCCGATACCACAGCTATGTGGTGGTGGCGTTGGATACCTACGACTGTCAACGGTTTCAGCTACGGTTATTGGGAACATCAATGTCTGAACGGCTAACGGATCATAACCCCAGTAAACGGCCGAACGCCGAGCCGTGTCCACGCTGCGGGTCTGACGACATCCGCTGGTCGGGGAGTACTGGCGACAGCCGGGTCGTCGGCCTCTGCTCCGCGTGTGGGGTGGTGGTGACGAAATGACCCTTGCGGATGGAAACCCCAGAAAACGGCGTTATATCGTTGTTATCGATTATCAGCGCGGAAGATCTGTAGCTTCTGAACATTTGCTGGTGAATGTTCCCGAAGCGATCGACAAACAGGAAGCTATTGCAATTGCGTCTGATTTACTCCATCGTAATGACCGTGAGCTAAAGATCTGGTGTTTCGAACTGGAAGACGAGGAGGGAAATGACTAGTTCAGAAGCATACATGAAGCTCGATGATGCAATAACACAATGCCTCGATGAAGGCATGATGCCCGAAGAACTTGTGGAACTTGTCGATAATGCTATAGAGTCGTGGAAAGAGGACAATGCCGAGGAAGATGACGAATCCTGAGCACCCTAAACGCGCTGTAAGCCCCGCTGTCAGCGATCCGAGTCGGACGGGTGTTATGTCGCGTTTGCGTCGGCGTGGCGCGTGCGTGGCGATGGTGAACGCAGGGAGGACGCTAGCGGCGACCTCCGCGAGACTTGCCCGAAATGCGAACACTTGTTCCTACGGTACCTGAAAACATGCCAAGACCACTGAGAATCCTAGCCTTAGACCCCGGAATTACGACTGGTTACGTAACTGCCAGTGTTCCCGAAATACAGCCAATCTTGCTCGTATGCGGCGAAGACAAAATGACCCACAGGGAGCTTTGGCTACTGCTAGAGAATGTCTCACCAGACGTTATAGTCTGCGAGAGTTTCGAGTACCGCTCGAGAGCGCGAGATAATGTCGAGCTATTCTCGCGTGAGATGATCGGAGTCGTCAACCTCTACAATCAATCTAATAGAGGGGTCAAACTCGTTATGCAATCCGCCGCTAAAGGGAAATCCTACTTCGGAGACGACAAAAAGCTGAAAGAGCTTGGCGTCTACAAACCGGGTAAACCACATGGCAGAGATGCGATGAGACATTTTCTGCAATGGCTGATGTTTGGTCAAGGTTTCCAGTATTACGCAGATCAGAAGGTTCAGCTTACCTAGGGGTAGGGTGCCCAAACCGGAGAGGTATGGCAGGAGCACCCCACCCCCATAGGAGTGTAGGACTTACGCGAGGCTCCGCGAATCCCTCGCAGCCTACACTCCATCCTTGGGTTTCTCGGGCCATTTGACCATAGTATCTTGTTCATCTTCGGGCCATTCGACGTAACGCTCGCGCTCAATGAAGAAACCGAAACGAGTTTCACGAACCTTGCTATTCCCGCCAATAACTCGAATTAGTACGATAAACGCAAGAAGCAGGGCGAGCGCGACAGCACCTACTGTAATCGCCCATACATCGGAGTTGGTTAGTGCTAGTTCTTGATGCATGTGAAGATCGTCACCTGACCTCCAGGGTGGTTGATTACGAGGTCACCGAATGAAAACCCTGCGGGACATTCTGTGGGTCCTGCTGGTCCTGCTGGTCCTGTTGCTCCTTTGGGACCTGCTGGACCTGCGCCACCATTTGTAAGAGTAACGGTAGTAGTTGTCTGTGCTGCTGGTACTGCACTACCTGCACCTAGAGCTACTGCACCTAGAGCGCCTGCGCCAGCGGCAAGAACTCCGCTACTTACCATCAACCATGTTGACTTCGCCATGTTCCTCCTTCTCGCTACGCGCTGCTCTGAGTGCCGCCAAACCAGTCAGTAAACTACCTACTCCCGCAAGAGTTGCCCCTAATCCGATTAATACCGCACCCCATTGGATCGCAAGGAGCATTACCCTTCTTTGTTGGGTATATTCGGGACGGTGAAGACTGCGCCACCACCGACGAGTAGTGCGATTACGGCGGTAATCCACTCTTGCGACGAAATGCCATTGCTATCGAGAGCAGTTGCAATAGCCGTCAGAAACGTAACGAGGGCAGCGGTTACTGCCTTGTAATATGGGGCGATTGCATTCATAGGTATGACTGGATAGCCTTCCTATCGTTGCGGTAATCGATACTGACGAGGTTCGGCCCGACCTCCGAACCATGCGAGTAACACCGGCCATTTCCGGCGTAGATGGTAACGTGCGTGAACGGCCAGCCAGGACCGTAGAATACTAGGTCACCTGGCCTAGCCTCTCCTAACGTCACGCTTTTGCCCTGTGCCACGAGAGTTCCGGTGTAACCGAAACCGTCGTAGCCTCTTGCGTTAGGATCGGGAGCACCCGCCCTGTAGTAGCAGACTGTAGCAAATTCCGAGCAATCCATGGTTTGCGGGAGATAATGCCCCTGATGAATACTTCTCATGGGCCTGATCTGTTCGTAGTGAATTTGCGACCTGTTGTTAAAACCCCACAGGGCTTCACTGACGACCTTGTCTCGTAGCGTAACTTCGGGCTTATTGCCGGGGCTTTGACCCATTAGCCAAGCGCCGTAATCATCGAAGTATGGCATCAGTTTTCTATGATCCCCGAGTTCATAGACGCCGTCCACATGAAGGTTCTTCTTTCTCTCAAAGATCTTCATGGCCTCGACAGTATACGGGCCATACAGTCTCGTGAAGGGTTCTCCCTTTTTGCGGGTAATGATGTTAGCGCGCCACAGAGCACGCTTTACGGCCAGTACGTCTGGGCCTTTATCTCCCTTGTGGAGAACTCGCTTGAACGGTACGATTCTAGTCATACCGTCCCTACTGGCCCTGCATCCCCTTGATCCTCGCCGACTTGCGCGTCTTCCGTAGGTGCTTCCTCTTCACTCTCCACGACCTCAACGTCTTCATCAATCTCTTCGTCGGGCTTGTCTTCATACTCTACGTCACTCATGCTTCCTCCTTAAGTATCCCACATCTGCGTACCGAAGAATGCCGTGCATGTTGCAAGGCCGCCAAGCGAGTATCGTTGCCAGATTGTTCCTACGCCTCCCGTCCATGGAGAGAAGGAAAGGAATCCTTC